CAACCCGGCCGACCCTCTGGCGCGCGCCCCTGGGGCGATGTCATCGCCCGCACCTTCCGTCTGAAAGGATAATCCCATGACCACTCTCACTGAAACTCGCCACGCGGGCGGCTTCCTCGTCTGGGAAGCCCTCCACGACTATTGCCGCAGCACCGTCATCCTGGCCTCGGGCGACCTCCAACCCGGCACCATTCTGGGCAAGATCACCGCCTCGGGGAAATACGCGGCCCACGATCCTGCCGCTGCGAACGGCACCCAGACGGCAGCCGCGATCCTTTGGGACAGCGTCGATGCCAGCGGCGGCGACAAAAATGCCGTCGTGCTGATCCGCGGCCCCGCCATCGTCAACCAGTACGAGATCAGCATCCTCGGTACACCGACCGCGCCGCAGATTGCCGCAGCCTATGCCGCCCTGCTGACGCTCGGCATCCTCGTCCGCTAACCCCGAAATCAGGAGGCACCCCATGGCAACCATGGACATCTTCGAAGGCGATGCCTTCTCGATCATCGAACTTACCCGCGCGTTGGAGAACATTCCCTACAAGCCCGCCACCCTGTCGGGGTCGGGCCTGTTCGGCCCGCGTGGCGTCCGCTCGCGCACCGTCGTCATCGAAAGCCGCGACGGCACGCTGTCGCTGATCCCGTTCTCAGAACGCGGCTCCGCCTATGACCAGCAGATCCCCGAACGCCGCGACATGCGCGCCTTCGTTTGCCGCCAGTTCAAGAAGCAGGACGTCATTTGGGCCTCGGAAATCCAGCAGGTGCGCGACTTCGGTTCGGAATCTGCCACCCAGCAGGTGCAGGCCGAAGTCGCCCGCAAGCTGGGCCGCCTGCGCAACGACGCCGAGACCACCTTTGAGTATCACCTCTTCAACGGCATCCAGGGGCTGGTGAAAGACCCGCGCGACGGGGCGACGGTGGTGAACTACTTCACCGAGTTCGGCATCACCCCGGCCACCGAGGTGGATTTTGATCTCGACAACGCCACCCCGGCGTCCGGTGCGCTGCGCAAACGCTGCCAGGCACTGATCGAAAGCGTGGAAGATACGATGGGCGGCCTTGCCACCGGCGCCATCGCGCTGCGTGCCGAATGCGGCTCGGCCTTCTTCGCCGATCTGGTGGCGCACAAGGAGGTCCGCGAAACCTACCTCAACACCGCCGCCGCTGCCGATCTAAGGTCGCGCATCGCCGACGAGGTCAGCTTCGGCGGCATCACCTTCCGCCGCTACCGGGGCGGGTCGGGTTTTGGTGTCGCCACCGACAAGGCGGTGTTCTACCCAGAAGCCGTCGAGGGGCTGTTCGAGATCTACCACGCCCCCGCCGACACGTTCGAGACGGTCAACACGCTGGGCCAACCGCTCTACGCCCGCATGATCCCCGACCGCGACCGCGACGAATGGGTGCGGCTTGAGATCGAAAGCAACCCGCTGCCGATCTGCACCCGCCCGCAGGTGCTGCGGTCCGCGCGGCGAACGTAACCAGCGTGAGTTACGTGGCGCGCGGGCGGTCCCAGTTCATGCCAGCGAGGCGCGGATCAGTGCCGAAGCTGTCGCGCCCGAACTCAAGGCCGAGGTTGGGGTGCTCACGGATGGCCTGCGCGCCGCTCTGGCCGATGCGGATGCGCCAGGTCTGGCGGTCCACCGGCTGTGGCGTGGCGAATGCCGGACAGGTCAGCACTGCAAGGTTTTCACCGCCTTCGGGGTCGCGGACCGATCTGTACCTTACGACCTCGGCCCCGATCTCGCGGGCGGCCTCAGCAAGCTGTTGGCAAGGTGCGTAGTCGGTCAGATGGGTCCAGAGGTGGTGATCGGCGGTAAGCGCACCGGTTGTCAGGTCCAGGGAAACCGGCGTCGCCAGATCAGCGCAAAAGGCGGTGTAGTCCGCCGCATCGTCGGGGAACGGGGTCGCGGGGCTCTCGGCGTAAAACAGGAACCGATAAAACACCATCTCGGCCGCTGCCGTCTCGGGCCGTTCGGCGCCATACCAGACGCCGGGCGTCAATCCGGCGCGTCGGAACCGCGAGCCGTGCGGATAGGGGCGATAGCGAAACGGCGTGGACAGCAGGTAGTCGAGGTGACGGCACGCGTCCGGCACCGGCGGCTTTGTCTCTTCCAGAATGTCCTCCAGCGCTGCCTGTTCGGCGAGGCTGTCAACAAGTTTCAGTGTCGATACCCGATGCTGGGCCTCGACAAACCGCCACGCCTGACCCCGGAAGGGCCGCGCTTCAGACCGGAGCGCGGCGGGAGTCAAGATAGGTCGTGACATCGACAAGTCCTTGCACAGTTGCCATTCGTTCAAGTGGTGGTGCGGCAAGGACCGCGTTGGCCGCCGTCATCCACACGCGGGCTACCGCTTCGTCGCCGCCCGTGATGGCGTCGAGCGAGCGGAACGCGCGAACGAGAAGTGCGGCGAGTTCAAAAGGCTTCGACCCGGCCTCGAGCGTGGCCTCGCCGCGCTTGAGGCGCGACACGGTTGCTTCAGACACGCCGACAATTTGGGCAAGCTGCCGTCCGGACAAGCCCAGCCGCTCAGCGGCACGAAGCATGGCCTTGGTCAGGACCGCGTTGCGATCCGGGGCGGGAGCAAGATTGCGAGGGTGTGTCATGGCGTCCTCCTGTCTGGTGTAAACATAGTGCACAAAACTTCCACATGAAAGGGTAAAGATGTCGCTCGCATTTGAAAGCGCGCTCGAGCTGCTCTTCGCCGACCCGAACATCGGGCGCGACGCGGTCTACACATCCGATGGCGGCGCACCCGTCCTGGTGCGGATCATCGCCCGGCGCGCCGATGCCGTCACGGACTTCGGAGATGCGCGGCTCTGGTCGGAGACCACCCGCATCGACCTGCTCATTTCCGAGGTGCCGAACCCGCGCCCTGGCGACGGGATCGAGATCGACGGCGAAGCCTTCTTGATCCAAGGCGAACCGGTGCGCGACCGGGAGCGCCTGGTCTGGACCGTGGACTTGCGCCCGACATGAAGCTGAAGATCGACATCACCCCCGACATCGTCGCCATGATGCAGGAGGAAGTCCTCGCCGGTGAACGGGCTGTATCCGCCGCGATGCGGCAGGCAGGCACCAATCTGAAATCCGCCTGGCGGACGCAGATCACAAGCGCGGGGTTGGGCCTGCGCCTTGCCAATTCGATCCGCGCGGCCAACTTCCCGAAATCCGGTGAAAGCCTGAACGCCGCGACTCTCGTCTGGTCCAACGCCCCGGTCATCGTCGGCGCGCATGACAGCGGCCCGCTGATCCGGTCGAAGAACGGCTTCTGGCTTGCGATCCCCACGCCAGCGGCGGGGAAGTCCACGCGGGGCGGCAAGATCACCCCCGGCGAATGGGAACGCCGCACCGGGTTGCGGCTGCGGTTCATCTATCGGCGGCGGGGGCCCAGCCTGATGGTCGCCGAAGGTCGGCTGAACACCAAGGGTCGGGCCGTGGCGTCACGGTCGAAATCCGGCCGGGGCGTCGTCACATCGCCGATCTTTCTGCTGGTGCCTCAGGTCAAGCTGCCAAAGCGATTGGATCTGGCGCGAGATGCGGCGCGGGCAGTGGATGGCATGGCCGGGCGAATCGTGGCGGGATGGGAAACGCCGTAAGGCCGGCTGGCAATACCTTCAGGTCTGGGGCCACAGCTTGGATGTATCAACTCCTGCGCCCTGCAACCTGGACCTCGCTGCTTCCAATACAGCAGGTTCAAAGTCATCGCTGTGTTTGAGAACAAGCGCTTCTCCGGTGAGTTCCGGCAATCCTCGCTCGATCAGCATGTTGAAACCGTCCGTTGGTGTCTTGCTGACCGCAAAGTCGATCAGTGTCCGCATCACACCTACCCGGTCGATCTTCTGCCTGGTGCGCGAAAGCCTGACAGTCTTGCCGCGTTCATCTCGCAGGATTTCTTCGAAGGCGTGGATCGTCTTCCAGAAGTCATGCTCGATGCTTCCGGGTGCCTCTTCGGGCAGTATTTCGACCAACCGCCTGAATGCCGCTTCTTCGACTTCGGGGACGCCCAGCCGCTGTGCGTTTTCTCGAAGAGTCCGAAGTTTCGCTGGATCGGTGGCAACAGCAATCGATGCGAGGACTTTCTTGTGGTCGGCCATGGGTCAACTCCGCGCAATGCGTGACAAGGCGGAGGTCCCCAACTTCAACAGCGTATAGCTCTTGATGGGCTGGTCCTTGACGAACGCTCGACGTGGCTTCCCGGTATCGTCCAGCAATGGTTCCGCGTCGATGGCGTTCTTGATGTACCAGCCGAGGTACATGTTCAGCGGCGTCTTCTTGGGCGCGCCATCGGTTAAGGCGGGGGCACCAATGACCTCCTCATAAAGCGCTCGAGACGTCGGATCAGCCATCAATTCGCCGAATACCGTCAGCGTGAAATGTTCATCGAACCGACCAGAATTGAAAACCTCACGCGCCTTCCGCTGTGCGACCGAATAGAGCGCTTCGGTATCGTCCAATTCCTTCTGCCGCTCCGCAGAAAGGTGAGGATATACCGCCTGCTCGAGGGCACGCTGCATGAACGCAGATGGATCGATGCCTCTATCGGCCGACAGCTTCTGGATCAGATCGTGAATGTCGGTCTTCAGGCGAAATGAAACTCGGGTCGTATTTTCGGAAACCATCGCGAATCTCCACATGGTGCGAACACTTGTGAAGGTAAGGCATCAACGAGAGACTGTCAACAAGGTGCGGACATCTGTGAGAAGCCATGCCGACTCCCCGTGAAGCCATCCTCGCCGCTCTGCACGCGCGGCTGCAGTCCCTTGCCGCCACAGCCTTGCGCGGCGACGTCCTGCCTGAACGCACCCCGGCTGCTGGCATCGTGATCCTCCGCGACGGCGAACCGGGGGAGCCCGAGGTCACGCTGTCGCCGCTGCGCTACCACTATCAGCACCGCGCCGAGATTGAGGCGGTCGTGCAGGGTGCCGCCCGTGATGCCGCCTTCGACACGCTCTGCGCCAGCATCGGTGCGGCGCTTGCCGTTGATCGCACATTGGGCGGCCTATGCGACTGGGTCGAGGTGGAAGCGCCGCGACCAGTCGATCTGCCAATCGATGGGGCAGCCAGTCTGAAGGCCGCCGTCATCACAGTGGTTCTGCACTATTCCTTGGCCGACCCGCTGGCCTGATTCACCCAACAAGAGGAGACGTGCATGGCACGCGCGCAAGGGGCGCGGGCGCAGATGGCGCTTGCGTTCGAGATTGTCTACGGCACCCCGCCCGGGTCGGGTTACACCCAAATGCCTTTCATCACCTCGTCGCTGGCGGCCGAGCAGCCTTTGCTGGCCTCGGAGCTTCTGGGCTATGGCCGCGATCCACGGGCACCCCTGCTGGACGCGATCACCACCGACGGCGATGTCGAGGTGCCGATCGATGCCATGGGCTTTGGGTTCTGGCTGAAGGCGGCCTTTGGGGCACCGACCACTACGGGGACGGTGGCCGCGACTGGCGCAATCACCTTCTCGGCCCAGCCGGCTGTCAACTCGACGGTGACGATCAACGGCACGGCTTTCACCTTCGTGGCCTCGGGGGCCACGAGCAACCAGGTCAACATCGGCGCCAACCTTGCCGCCACCATGACTGCGCTGGCTGTCGCCTTGAACGCCAGCGTGGTGCCGGGCGTGGCGCTGGCGACCTACACCGGCACAGCGACGGCGCTGACGATGATCTACGATGTCCTCGGCAGTGCCGGGAACTCATTCACGCTGGCCGCGTCCACCACGCCTGCCTCCAACGGGACTGTCTCGGGCGCCACGCTGACCGGCGGCCTCAATGCCCACACCTTCATGTCGGGCAACTGGACCCTGCCCAGCATGTCAATCGAAGTCGCGATGCCTGAGGTGCCACGCTTCGCGATGTATTCTGGCTGCGTCCTGGACTCCCTGTCTTGGCAAATGGAGAGGTCTGGCCTTCTCGGGGCCAAAGCCATGCTGGTGGCACAGGGCGAAGCGATCGCAGGCGCCACGGCTGCAGGCACACCCGCGCTGATCCTACCGTGCAGGATTTGGATCCCGATTCCAGCAATGATGACCGGGCCGCGATCTTTGCCGGGGCTTTGGCGCGGCGCGCTGTTGTGGATTGGCAAGGCGTAGGCGATGCGAACGGCAATCCGCTGCCGGTCAGCGATGAAGGGATCGACGCACTCCTGTCGCTCTGGCCGATCTTCGAGGCGTTCAACTTGTTCTACGTCAGCCGCGGCATGCTCCTGGATGCGGAAAAAAACGCCTCTGCGCCCTCGCCGACTGGCACTTCGGTGGGGGTGACGGCTACTGCACGGCCTGCGAAACGCAATGCCAGGACTGCCCCGCACGGGTGAACCAGCCGACCAGCCATGACGGCTGGCAGGTCTGGGATCTGGTCTGCCGTCTCGGCGGCCAGATGCGAGTGGCGGGTAAGGCGGTCATCGGTTGGGACATGAGCGCGGCCTTGGCGCTAGCCCACGCGCTGGGCCTGAACCCGATGGTGGCGGCCGAACTGCTGCCGGAACTGGAGGCGGTTATGGTCCGACGCATCAATGAAAAGATCGGAGCCGAGGATGGCTGAAAAACGCCTATCCGTCAGACTCGCGGCCGTCGGCGGCAAACAGGTGCGCGCCGAACTGGAAGGCGTGGGCGATGCCGGGGCAAAGGGCTTTGGCCGCATGTCGAAGGAAGCGGAACTCGCCAATGTAAGGGTCTCCGCATTCGCCACCCGGGTGAAGATCGCGGCGGCCGTGGCCGTCGCCGCCGCCGCAGCTGCTGGCATCGCCATGATCAAGTCGGGCCTAGAGACCATCGACGCGCAAGCCAATCTCGCGCAGTCGCTTGGCACAACGACCCGCAGCATTCAGGTTCTGACCTTCGCGGGTGACCTGGCGGGCGTCTCAATGGACGAGATTACGGCCGCCACCAAGAAGCTGACACTCAAATTGTCCGATGCGGCGGGCGGCACCGGCACAGCGGTCGACGCACTCAAACGCTTGCACCTGACGGCCACCGATTTGCAGGCGCTGCCGCTGGATGAGCGCATCGTGGCCATTCAGGATGCCCTGACTAAATTCGTACCCCCGGCCGAGCGGGCGGCTGTCGCCTCTGCGCTGTTTGGGGACAAGGCGGCCCTCGCATTCAGCCGGATCGACAGTGCCACCCTGCGCCAGGCGTCCCAGGATATCACCGACTTCGGCGTCGCTGTGTCGGATCAGGACGCCGACCAGATCCGGACGGCTGGCGATGCCATCGACCGGCTCGGGCTCGTCTGGCTGGGCCTGACCAATCAATTGACCGTAGCAGTCGCGCCCGCGCTGGAGACGGTGGCCAACGCGCTAGCGGATGCCACGAGGAAGGGCGGGATCTTCCAGACCAGTATCACCTTCCTCGGTGAGCATATCGGGGAGATCGTCAGCATCGCCGGGGCGTTTGCGACATTCTTCGCTGGGCGATTTGTGGTGGCACTGGGCGCGGCTGCTCTTGGCGTCAGCGGATTTTCACTTTCCTTGACCGTGCTGAAAGGAGCGTTGATCCGAACTGGTATCGGGGCCTTGATCGTCGGGGCCGGGGAACTGGTCTATCAGTTTTCCAAGCTGGTGGAGGGCGCTGGCGGTTTCGGAGCGGCGCTGGGCCTTCTGTCCGATCTCGCCAGTGAAGTCTGGGACCGGATCGGGCTTGGAGTCGATGCTGTTGTCGCCAGTCTCAGCGCCAGCTCGTCCGGGATCACCGCCACCGTGGCAGACGCCATGCAGGGCGCATTGGTTGCCATCGTGGGCTTCGGCAACTCGGCAACCGGCGTGTTTCAGGGGGCATTTGATGCCGTGAAGGCGATCTGGGCCGCCTTGCCCTCCGCTATCGGCGATTTCGCGTTCCAGGCAGCGAATGGGCTGATCGGCGGGGTCGAGGCGATGCTGAATGGCGTCGTCACGCGGATCAACACCTTCATTTCCGGCCTGAACGCGGCGCTCGACATGCTTCCCGACTGGGCCGTGGGCGAGGGCGGGATCCAGATCGGCACGCTCGATCCGGTCACTTTGGGCCGGGTCGACAATCCTTTTGCCGGGGCAGCAACAGCCGCCGGTGCCGCTGCAGCCGATGCGTTCAACGCGGCGATGGGCAAGACGTATCTCGATACGCCGGATCTCGGCCTTGTCACGATGGCCAGCGATGCCCGCGACCGCGCGGCTGTCGTTTCCAATGCCTCCGTCGAGCATGTCGTTGCCACTGCCGCCGCTGATCGTATAGTTGCCGCCCCAGCCCGAAAGGGTGTTCGCTGCAGTGTTGCCGATGAGTGTGTTCGCGAGGTCGTTTCCGGTGCCATCGATTGCGGCCGATCCGGTCAAGGTCAGGTTTTCGACATTTGCCGCAAGTGTGAATGTACTCGATGCCAAAACCGAATCGGTACCTTCGCCCGAACTCTCGATCACGGCATCGCTGGTGCTGTCGACGATGTAGGTGTCATTGCCTGCTCCACCGGTCAATGTGTCATTGCCCGCGCCACCGTCGAGTGTGTCGTTGCCGGCAGTTCCGCCAAACAGCGCGTTATTGCCATCATTCCCGACGATGGTGTTGTCGAGCGTATTCCCGGTGCCGCTGTTCGCGGCGAAACCCGTCAAGGTCAGGTTTTCAACATTGCTGGCCAGGGTGAAGGAAACGGAGCTCACCACCAGATCGATGCCTTCGCTTGCGTTTTCGACCACGGTATCGCCGACCGCGTCCACGACGAACCGATCATCCCCCGTTCCGCCGATCAGGCTGTCATTGCCGCCTTGGCCATCGAGAGTGTCGTTGCCAGCGCCACCGGAAAGCGTGTTGTTGGACGAATTTCCGGTGAGGGCATTGTCCTGACCATTACCCGTTCCCGAGAGTGCCGCCGCGCCGGTCAGGGTGAGATTTTCGACGAATGCGGACAGTACGAAGGTGACCGAGCTGAAGACGGAATCCACACCCTCACCAGTGTTCTCGACCACCACGTCGGTCGTGGCGTCGACATAATAGGTGTCGCTACCAGTCCCACCAACCAGCTGTCATTGCCGACTCCACCGTCGAGCGTGTCCATGCCGGACCCGCCGAAGAGCGAATCGTTGCCATCTCCACCGATCAGGCCGTTCGCCGCAGAATTGCCGGTGAGCACATTGGCAAGGCCGTTGCCGGTGCCGTTTATAGCCGAAGTCCCAGTCAGAGTAAGGTTCTCGATATTGGCACCCAAGGTCAGGCTGATCGAGGCCAGGGCCAGATCGGTCCCTTCGCTCGCGTTTTCCGTCATCGCGGTAGACGTGTTATCTACGATGAATGTGTCATTGCCTGCGCCGCCAATCAGGCTTCCGTTGCCTGCGCCGCCGTCCAGCGTGTCATTGCCCGTTCCGCCATCAAGCGTGTCGTTGCCGTCACCCCCCGAAAGCAGATCGTTACCTGACGAGCCCGACAGCACGTTGTCCGCCGCATTGCCGGTCACGATATTGTCCATCGTGTTCCCAGTGCCGTTGATCGCGGCAGTCCCGATCAGTGTCAGATTTTCCAGATTGGCGGCCAAAGTCTTAGTGACGGAACTCAGGACCGTATCGACGCCCTCTCCGGCGTTCTCGGCGATGGTGTCGCCCGTCACATTGACGACATAGGTATCATTGCCAAGACCGCCGACCAGGCTGTCACTTCCAGAGCCGCCGTCCAAGGTGTCGTTGCCGTCGCCGCCAGACAGCGTGTTGTTTCCCGAGTTGCCGATGAGGACGTTATCGAGAGCATTCCCGGTGCCGGAAATCGCCGCCGAGCCAGTGAGGGTCAGGTTCTCGAAGTTGGTTCCCAAGGTCAGGGATACAGCGCTCTGAACCAGATCCGAGCCGGAATTCGCAGATTCGACGAGAATATCGCCGACGGAATCCACAACATAGGTGTCGTCACCGACCCCGCCTGCCATGCTGTCGTCGCCAGCTTTCCCGTCAAGCGTGTCATTGCCTCCACCACCATAAAGGCTGTTCACTGCCCCGTTCCCGATGATCCAATTGTCCAGACTGTTGCCGGTCCCGTTGATGGCAGCACTGCCAGTCAGGGTAAGATTCTCGACATTGGCAGCCATGGTCAGGGTGACCGAACTCTTGACGAGGTCCGTGCCTTCGCCCGCGTTTTCTGTGATCGTGTTGCCACTGTCATCTACCACATAGATGTCATCGCCGGTGCCGCCGACCATGGAATCCGACCCAGTTCCGCCGGAAAGAGAATCGTTGCCCATTCCACCATACAGGCTGTCTTTGCCATCGCCTCCGTAAAGGCTGTCGTCGCCGCCGCGGCCGGAAATACTGTCGTTGCCATCATTGCCCCAGATGACATTGATACCCTTGGCCGCATCGCCGAACAGCGTATCTTCGCCCAGAAGCGTGTCGTTGAATCCCGATCCACTGATGTTTTCGATTCCGACATAAAAGTCGCCGTCAGCCTGGCCGGAATTCGCAGCAGGAGTTGCAAGGTCAACCTTCACCGCCTGAGAGGCCGGAGCGTAGGAAATGACGTCGATGCCCACGCCGCCGTCAATCAGATTGCCGCCGGTACCGGCACGGATAGTGTCGTCGCCATCGCCGCCGTACAGACGGTCATAGCCACCGACGCCAACGAGAAAGTCATTGCCAGCAAGGCCGTAAAGGTCGTTCGGATTGTCATCGCCAGTCAGCGAGTCGTTGTAGGCCGACCCTTCGAGTGCTTCGATACCCACGAGCACATCGCCAACTTCCTCGCCCCCCGCGTTGCCAATCTGGGTGGTAAGCCCCAGGTCAACGTCGACGCCCAATATCGTATCGGGCTGATTTGTAACCTTTATCACGACAGGTGCAGCGTCGGAATAGCTCACCAGGTCAACACCCGCACCGCCATCGAGCAGGTCCGATCCCGCGCCGCCGTAAAGCCGATCGTCACCGTCAGCGCCACGCAGTGTGTCGGGGCCGGCTGCCCCATAGAGATTGTCGGCGAATGCCGTTCCGGTCAAAGAGTCGCTGCCAGTACCGGCATTGCTCCCCAAGACTCGGGTATTCTTCAGGATATCATCCAGATACCAGGTCGTATCGGCGAAGACGATTTTCTCTATGCCGTCCGACAGCCCTGGGGTGCCGTAGAATTGGTGATAGACCGTGATCGTTTCGATGCCGCCTGCCGCCTGCGGCGACTGGATGGTCACCAGCAGATCCGCGCTGCCGCTGACCCGGGACAAAGAGACCGAATTGCTCCCGACATTCGTCAGTTGCAATGTGTCCACTTCAGTTGCCGCGTGGGAGACATCCTTGACGGTGTCATTGCCGTCGAGCAGAGACCAGACATAGGTGTCATCCCCGCTTTCGCCGTATGTCGTATCATCGCCGTAGAGGATGTCGTCACCCTTGCCTCCCGCCAACGTGTCATCGCCGGCATGGCCTGTCAGCAGGTCATTTCCTGCGCCTCCAGTGAGATGATCCCGGAACGACCGTCCAACCAGCGTCTGATTGCTTGAGAGTGAAGCATCCCCCACGGTTGTATGGTCCAGGATGTCGTCAAGCGTCCAAACCACGTCATCGCTGAACCTGATAGATTCAATGCCATAACCCTTGGTGACGTCATAGAATTGGTTGACCACTGTGATTGTGGCGCCGTCGACCATAATCTTCAGATCCGCAGTTCCCGAAACGCGCGTCAGAGTGACCTGCGAAGGAATAATCGTGCCCTTGAAATCCAATATGTCGGACTGCGTTGCCGAGTCATAAGCATCATTGATGGTGTCGCTTCCGTCATTCGTCGCGCCAGACTTGCGCCAGACATAGGTGTCATTTCCGGATCCGCCATAGAGCGAATCGGCTCCCGCATTGCCTTCCAGCGTGTCGTCGCCGGCCCGGTTTGCACTGTCAGAGTTGAGAACATCGTCGTTTGCCGACCCGACCAGCCAATCGCGCAAGACCGTGCCGGAAATGCTGCCGCCAGCCGACGGCGCAGTGACTGCGGTCTTGTCGAGCAGATCGTCCAGGGTCCACGTTACCCCGTCGGCAAAGACGATCGCCTCGATCCCTTTCTGGGTTCCGGACGTGTAGCGACCGTTGACCGTAATGATTTCGCCGGTCGACACGACCGTAATCGTGGTCGCGGAGCTTCCGTTCTGGCGTGTCAATGTCACGTCGCCAGACTCGACGTCCTCCAGTACCAGGGTGTCAACTTCGGTCTGCGACGTGCCGGACTCCGTGATCGTATCGTTGCCGTCTCCCTTGGACCAGAAATAGCTGTCGTTGCCGACACCGCCATCGAGCAAATCGTTCCCCAGGCCGCCCGTCAGACTGTCGTCGCCTGCGAGGCCATAAAGACTGTCGTTTCCCGCGAAACCAAAAAATGAATCCCGGTAGCCCCAGCCGGAAAGGTTGTCTCCGGCGCCGTTGTTCCCGTCATGTTCGATCGTTGCCACGCTCGAGTTCAGGACCTGAATCGAGGTTCCATCGCTGAAATCAATCCGCTCGATGCCGTTTGTGCCACCACCGGTGGCAAACCTGTTCTGAACAGTAATCGCGTCGTTTCCGGTGGTGATCAGCAGGTTTTGCCCCGAGATACCCAGCGTCACGGAGCTCGAACCCACACCCATGACCAGAGTATCAACTTCAAGCGAATTGGCCCCGCTGTCCACGATCAGATCGTTGCCGTCCCCACTTGCCCAGAAATAGCGATCACTCCCGTCGCCGCCGACAAGAGTGTCGATCCCCTTGCCACCAGTGAGGTCGTCGTTCCCGGCGTTCCCAACCAGGGAATCGTCGCCGTCGAGCCCGAGAAGGTTGTCATCGAAAGCAGTTCCGTTAAGGCTGTCATTCACCGCGACCCCGTTCACCACCGTCCCATTCACCGAAGTGCGCGAGAGAATGTCGACCAAGTTCCAGGTCACTCCGTCAGCAAAGCGGATTTGTTCGATCCCATAGCCCTTTGTCGGACTGTTGAACTCATTCAGGATCTTGAGGGTCGTGCCCCCCGCCGTAAGGAGAAGGTCGTCCGTCCCGTTCACCCGTGTCAGCGTAACTTGCTTCGAAGAAATGTCGGCTGCGGAAAGGTCGAGCACATCCGTTTCGCTGAGAAGGGTTGAATTGTCATCGATCACGTCGGCGCCCTGGCTTGACGACCAGAGATAGGTGTCGCTGCCTGCGTCGCCCCGCAGAGTATCGGCCAAATTGTCGTTTCCACCGGAAAGCGTATCGTCCGATGCGCCACCGCTGATCGCTTCAGCAAGGCCTGTGCCAACAAGGCTGTCGGCGTAAGCGGTTCCGACAGTGGCCGCCGATGTCGTTTTGGTGAGAATGTCATCGAGCGTCCAGACAGAGTGGTCGCCGAATTCGATCAGTTCGATACCGCGACCGTCGTCCGTCGCGAGCAAGCGGTTGTTGATGATGATCGTGCCACCAGACCCAGCCACCCCGCCATCGCCGATCACCACTTGGATATTCTTTGTTGTGCCCACACGTGACAAGGTCACATCACCTTGGGACACGCCGTTGAGGACAAGACGATCAACCTCAAGGATTGAAAGCCCCTGGTCGTCTATTGAATCGCTGCAGTCTCCGCGGGTCCAAACGTAGCGATCCTCGCCATTCCCGCCTGACAGGGTATCGCTGCCTCCTTTGCCTTCCAGCGTGTCGTTTCCTTCCCCGCCAGACAACGTCTGCGCCACTTCAGTTCCAACAAGATTATCCCGGTAGCCGGTTCCCCCAAGCGAGGTGTTGCCGGTGCCCGTAACCACCATTTGAACGCCGTTCGTTCCGTCAACCAGATCGTCCCGGGTGATCGTCTTGTCGCCGAATGCGAAGTATTCAAGACCCCGCCCATCATTGGTGAACTCGTTTTGAACAAGCATGACACTTGTTGTGGAAACACCGTTCAGCATGTAGGTCGCAGTGAGTTTCAGGTCGCTTGAACCCGCCGCTCGTTCGAAAGTGATCGCCGAAGTCGTAAGCCCCGTCATGTCAAGTCTGTCGGTATCAGCCCGTGAGGTTCCCGAATCCAAGATGGTATCATTGCCATCGCCAAGCGCCCAATAAACGCGATCGCTGCCGTCTCCGCCGTCGACCGTATCGTTCCCGGTTCCACCATAAAGAAGATCGGCGCCACCCCAACCCTGGAGATTGTCGTTCCCCGAGAGGCCACTGATTTTGGCGGATGTGTTCTTCTCCGATGTCAGGAAATTCCAACTCGCCATATTGTCATTGGTATTTTCATTGCCGTTCCAAAGCCAGACATCCCCGCCGTTCTGCCCATTGTGAAGATTGATGGCACCGTCGTGATCGACACTCTGAGCAATCGCCATGACAAGCTGCGCTTGGGTCACACGTCCGGAGGCGAGATCACTCACCCAGGAACTCAGCTCACCGGCGGACGGCCCGCGGCCAAGACCATTTTGGAACGCTTGGGTGACAAATTCAGTATTGTCACCTCGATGCCAGTAAAGGCTGTGCGCGCCAAATCCATGGCCATCGTCGTTGGCGGTATAGAAGGTATCGCTGTTTGAAGTGAACAACCTGTCTACAATCGTCGAAAGCGTATCCGTTCCCTTCATGAGGCAATCGGTGAAGTAGGTCTTTTCCGCGGCAGTGGCCTCGCGGTCATAAAAGGTGTCGACAAGGCCGCGTACCAGGTTTTCGACATAGACGCGGTCTAGGCTACGTTCGAAGACCGCCGGGTTCATGATGACGTCGAAATTGTTGGTCGACAGATGACCATTGCCGACCACAGAATGCTCGACGGAATCGTTGATCGCAAACGCGAACGTCTCGCGCGTCGTCGCGCCGCTTGTCAGGCTGCGGAGTGCGGAATCCATCTCGCTGAGGCTGGTGCCGCGCCCGAAGGCGTTGAGATAGATCTGCGCCACGAACTCGGAGTTGGACAGGGTCGTCGTTGTCCCGTAGCGGGCGGCGAATTCATAGGAATCCACCAGGGCCGTCATCAGCCCTTGCCGGTCGAATTGGCCGTTCACGACATATTTCGCGAGGAGTTCGCGCTCATTCATGTCGATGCCGCGGTCCAGAACCGTGTCATAGATCGTTTCGGCCTCCGCCATCATTTGCGATTTCGCAGGCTGATCGAGTTCGGCGGTTGTCGTGATGGTCGTCGTCGTTGTGCCGCTTTGGATCGTTTCCGACACGGTCCAGGTCTCGATCCCGAGGCCGTCGATTTCATGCGATGCGCTCTGATGCCCAAGGCCGGTGACGCCGTTGTCCCAGGTGTAGCTGCCGTTGCCGATCGTGGAGCGAAGGATAGTCTGTTCGTTGCCCGACCGGGAAATCGTCGTGATCAGACCATCCGATGACGTCGTGGTGACAAAGGTCTGGCCCCGCATCCCACCTTGGCCGAACGAAGTCTCGGATTCAACGCGAGAGCCGTCCGCCCCGATCTCTGTGGTGGCAACCTTGTCGTAGATTCCGTTGCCGTCAAAATCGTCTTTCACGACAATGGTGCGCCCATCCGCAGAGGTCTCGACCGAATGCTGCGAACGAAGCAGCCCAATTGAGGTTGCGCCGTATCGGGTTTCCTCCAAGAGGCTGCGGCTGCCGTCGGTATTCAGCGTGGTGGTGGAGGTCGAGGTTCCGTCGACCTTTCCATCGCCGTCGATGTCAAAGGTTGTGGTGATCACCAGACCGTCGACCGAGGTCGTCTTGACTTCCTTGTAGGCCGTTTGGCCGGTTCCATAGACTTCCTGATAAGTTTCGACTTTGTCCCCTGACATCGGAACCAGCTTCCCATCGGTATCAAACGTGACCGGTCGATAACTGGTGTCCGTTTGCCGCGTCAGGTCTGTTGCGCCGTCGCCGTCAAAATCGATTGCAAAGGCGGAGTGCGAACCGTTGAACAGCGATGTCCCGGTGATGACCTTGGCGTCCGACCCGTCCTGGCCCAGATCCTCGAAGATCGTTGTCGTCGTGCGGTCGCGTCGATGGTGGCGTGAACCCGGATGTCGACTGTGGCGTCGCCATCGAGATCGGTCTCGATCAGATGATCGCGCCCGTTGTAGGACATCGTTTCTTCGGTGGTTCGGGTTTCGTCCCCACCTGCCGCGAATTCTCGGGTCTCGCGGGTCCAGGATCCGTCGGCGGACTTGATCAGGCTTTCCATTCGGTTGACGCTGCCGTCGCCGTCGTAGTCCGATTGGACCTGCGTCTCCAGACCGTTGCCGCTGGTCAAGCTCGTGATGAATGCCTGTCGGGCCGAGAATTCGTCGAACGACGACTGGGTCCGAAGTATGTCACCGTCGGCTTGGTAGACGGTCTGGTCCTCCGCCCGGGACTCGATGATGCCATCGCCATTCAGATCCAGCCTTACTGAACTGAACAGGCCGTCATCGCTGCGCAGGTCGTCCTCGGTGGCAAGAATGACATGACGGTCATCGCTGTGTTCGACGTGACGTTGGGTCGTGCCATCAGCACCAAGGATAGTGGTGTCCGAAACAAAGTGATCGACCCTGCCGTCGGCATTGCGGTCAACCGCTTCGGTGCGGATGAGGCCGTTTCCGCTGACGGTCAGAACGTCGGTCGCAACCACGGTTCCGCCGGAAGACATGAAGGAAGTCGTGGTGGTGATCTGGCCCTGTGCGCCAATCGTCTTGACCAGCATGCGATCATCGTGACCGTTCATGTCCTGATCATAGGTCGTCTTGACCGTCAGGCCATGGTCGCTGGTGGTGGTGACCATTCGGTCAATCTGATGGGTAACCTGGCTGTATTGTGCGGCACCCGGAGTCACGCCGCCAGCAAAGTGTTCGACCGTGACGATGCGGTTTCCCGATGCGTCGATCGAGGTGTGGGTCACCTCCTGCGCATCGAAAGTCCCGTCATTGTTCAGATCGTGCGTCACCGTGGTCGACTGGCCATCGTCGCTGCTACTGGCGATCTGGACGGCATAGGCCGTCGCCCCGTCGGCCAATAGGCTGGTTTCGGTCACAGTCCGGCTGCCGTCCGCAGCAAGAACCACGACAGTCGTGCTCTGGCGCTCGAAGCTGCCGTTGCCGTCACTGTCGGCCTTGGTCGTTGAATGCGACTTGTCGCCCCAGACGGACTGGACCGTTTGAGCCATCGTTCCGCCCGCGGCATTCTGCTGCTTGTCGGTGACGGTCACCACACCATTGTCGGCTTCGACCCGGGTGATCACTTCGCCACCCACCTGCACCCAGATACCGCCAACGAGTTGCCCGTTGTCCGAGCGATTTGTCGTCACCGAGCGCCCATCGGCGAGGGTTGTCGTGACTTCCTGGGAGATGAATGCTCCGGCTGTTGTCGTGTTGGTCGTGGTCACTGTGGTGGAGCCGTTGTCGCCAAGCGTCTTCACCGTCGTACTGGTCAGGTCGAATCCTTGCGAACCATCGACATTCGTGTTGCTCGTCGCGCTGAGGCCGTCTCCGGACACATTGGACTGCACCTGGCTCAAAAGCGTTCCGTCCTGCGACTTGATACTGTCGGTCGTTGTGATGCTTCCATTCGCGGACACGGATTTCTGGACAGTTTGGACCCGGTCGAAGCCGATGAACGTGTCAGGCGTCCTATTGCCGTCACTGTCCGAGAAACTCGCATCCCCGTTGAGATCGGCATACGTCGTGCTCGTCAATCCATCGTCGCCGGTCACGGTGATGGTCTGGGTCCTGGTCCCGGCGTCCAGGTTCGCGCCATCCTTGACCACAACAATCCTGGAAACGGATCCGTCGTCGCCAAGCACCGTCGTGTCCTGCGTCACCGTCTCGAAACCGCCGTTGCCGTCTAGGTCTTCGCTTGTGGTGACCACCAGGCCATTGGCACTGGCGGTCTGCAGGGTTTTCGACAGAATCGTGCCCGAGACATAAGACAGGGTCAGGCCGCTGCCGTTGAAGGTCGCGTCACTCGCGTAATGCGTGTCCTCGACCGTCTTGCTGCCATTGTCGGCAATCGAGGTTTCCACGATCCGGTCGCGCTTGCCGTCTCCGTTGTCGTCAGAACTTGCGAGTGAAATCATGCGATCTGCAGAGACATAGGTCGCGGCATTCGAAAGCAGCACTGTTGATCCCGAGGCCGTGTATTCGCCGGTTCCGGTATAGGTGTAGGCCACTGCATAGGTGCTGATGGTCTGCGATGCCGAGCCGTCGGCGTTGACCACCGTCTGGTCGACTGTTTTCGTGTCGAAAACCGCCTGAACACCCGAGGTGGATGTCGCAGCGTGGTGGTCCCGGTCGACGATGGTCGTTACCGTCAACCCATCCGCAGAGGTGATCTTCTCGACAGTCCCGCGCGAAGCACCGTCGGCATTTCTGGTGTCGACGAACTCGACAGAGCTCGACCCGCGCCCGAAGATCTGGTCCACCACGACGGTATCGACCTGTGCATCCTTGTCCTGATAGAGATTGGTGGCCTTGGTCAGCCCATCTGCTGAAGTGACGATCACGACCTTGGAATGAACCGACCCATCGGTATTGCGGCCGTAATCGGTCTCCGTGATCGACCCGTCGCTGGCGGAAACGCTGACATCGCGCACCAGATCAGTGCCGGACAGCACACCGTCGTGGTTCAGGTCCGCCCTGGTCGTCCCGGTGATCTTGTCGGCGGCCAGATAGACTTCCTGCTTGGCGAAGACCGATCCATCGTGATTGGTCACGAGCGTGGTTTCCGTCCGGTTTCCGGCACCGTCGATGACGGTCAGGTCATCGGATGTCTGATAAAGGAAGTCGCCCGCCCCGACATAGGTCACGCTGGTCTTATGCAGCGCATCGGCTGACTGCGTTGTGACCGTCTGCCCTGCATGTGTGCCATCCCTGCTGTGCTGAGTTTCCGTCGCAACCGTGCTGCCATCGGCATTCAGAGTGATCACCCGGTCATCGAAGGCGTCATAACTTCCGGTAACATCGCCGCCATCCAGATTGCTCTTCCACGAATTCGTCCGCCCGTCCGCCGACGTCGTCAGCAGTTCCGCCGTCCTTGCCGAGCCATCCAGATTCGTCACGACGACCAGTTCCGTCCGGCTGCCGTTCGCATTGTCGGTGAAGGTGTGGGTTTCCTTGGTCTCGAAACGCCCGTCGCCATCGCGGTCGAGGCTGAAGGTGCGGGTCTTGCCGTCCACCGAGACCACATCCAGCGTGCTGGAGACCGTCGAGCCATCACGCGCCAACTTGCTGGTCAGCGTCTCACGCGAACCGGTCACCTGACCATCCGTTCCGTCCGAGACCCAGTGCTTCTCCTTCTCTGTGGTCCAGCCGCCGCCGGTCTGGTCGCGCGTGATCGTCACCGCCGCCCCATCCGCTGAAGTCACCGTCTTCACCGAATCCTGCAGCTTGCCTCCCGCCGCCGAGGCACCCTGATAATCCGCCACCGTCTCGGTGGCCTGACCACTGCCTGCCGTCACCCGCGTGATCACCTGCGCCCGGTCGAACGAGCCATCGCCGTTGTCGTCATAGCGGTTGGTCGTGGTAACGGTGGAGCCGACCGTCTGAACCTCGGAGGTCTGTACACGCAGCACATGCCCGGCCGAGTCCTTGGCGGTATACGTCGTCGTCGCCCCATCCACCGTGGTTTTCAGCTTGTGGCCCTCCGCCTCCGACACCAGCGTCACCGCCGCCGCCGTCTTGGTGACCCCGCCCATGGTGAACGTCGTCTGCCCGGTGATCTGCGAGCCGTCGGCAAAGGTGATCAGCGTCGC